TCAGATATGTTTAATGGTTTTTTATTCATAAATTATTTTGGTAAAGAGCTCTTCATCCATTCTAATGCTTTTTTAAATGGCCAAGAGACAACTTTCCAAACCCATTTTATAGTTTTTTTTACCATGTTGTCCTCCACTAATTTCAAAGGTGGTTCAATAATACATTGACACCTTTTCTTTTCAAAGTTGCAATCCATGCATATATTTAAACTCATTTCTTCTCCTCTATTTCGTAAAAGAATTTATCAGTATCTTCTGTTCTCCAGGCTCTACTATCTTCTACATTCCATTCGTTAGTTTGCACTTTCCAATCTGGAATATTATCCTTCACAGTAAACGAAGGTATATCCCATATACATCTATTGTTAGGTTGTGCTGCATAATTACCATCATCTAATGCAATTATGTGTGCGCACTTATGTTCGTGCGGTATCTCTGAATGATCAGTGTCAACTATGTTAGCCTCTGGATGTGCAAAGTCAACAGTAAATAAATATTTTCCTGCGTGCCATTTTTTATCTTTTCCTATGTATTTACCAGCTTGTCCGTCTAGAATATCCCAACTAGTAACAGCAGGATAATAACTAAAACAATTCCATAACTGAAGTTCATCAAGTCTACGTTTAGGAACATCTTCCGATCTAAAACCTCTCTGTATGAAGGCAGATATCGGGAGACGATAAAAGACAGCGCCGTTCTCCATAATCGCATGCCATAAAATAGACCGTCCAGTAATAGCTGAAAGACCAAAGATAATACAGTCTTCAACTTCTCCATGATGTTTTTGTAAGTCATATAAATATTCCCTCCTTATTTGAGCATAGGTTACAGGTATGTTTGCATTCAAGTAAGCCATTATTTAATATTACCCCAATCAGATCCAAACTCGTAGTCTACCTTATTTGGCACTTCCAAGTCAACTGCGTTCTCCATAATATCTTTTATTTTAGCAGCTTCTAGATCATTAACTATAGATATATCAAGTTCATCATGCACTTGTATATGTGGTGTAATACCTTCCTTATGTAATTCTAACATAGCTTTTTTAGTCATGTCCGCAGCTGATCCTTGTATCAATCTATTTAAAGCTTTATACGTAAACGCTCTACGTGTTGGATTCTCGTGCCAATAATTTTTCTTTTCTGTTTTGTTTCCCTCTTCATCTAGTATGTAAGGACCCATCTCCTGCAACTCTAACATTCTTTCGTGATCTTCTGCTGGAACAAACTTACCCCAATCTTTACCTCTTAACACTGGTTCGTATTTAAAAAATCTACAACGTCTACCTAACAATGTTTTTATCTGTCCTTTATTTTGTGCTGCCGACATAACTTTATTCATCAATTGTTTTACAAAAGGAACTCTCCCATGATATTTGTTAAAAAGTTCTTGTGCTTTTTCTTTTGTTACACCTAGTTCAGCTTGTAGCTTTGCTTTACCCATTCCATAAAACAAACCTAAATTAATTACTTTAGCTTGTGATCTAGGTATCTCAGCCATATCTGCAACTATTTTGTGAAAGTCAGTTGATGGATCATTTTCGTAAGAGTCAGCTATTGTGTTTACAGAGGGCAATCTAAATTTAAGTGCATAGTGTGCAACAAGTCTTGGCTCTTGTTGCGAGTAATCAAAACAACCCCACTTCATACCTTCTTCTGGAATAAATAAAGATCTAATTAAAGGACCTGTATCAGGATCTCTTGCCGGTATTTGTTGTAAGTTTGGATTTATGTAACTAAATCTACCAGTCACAGTACCACCATCATCTGATCTTATCTGATTTATTTCTGAGTGTATTCTACCATTGTGTTCGTATTTAATTATTGAATCAATAAATGTAGTTCTAACCTTGTTTATTTTTCTAGCTTCTGCTATCTTTTGAACTAGAGGATGGGGATGATTAACAAGAAAATTTTTAGTGAATGATGGTTCGTCTGATTTTACAGTTCTGGAATAAGGTAGTTTTAATTTGTCAAAAAGTTTGGCAATTGATCTTGCTGCCATTAATTGAATATCTATGTTACTTTCTCTTTTTATGTCTCTCAGGATTAGCTTTTCTCTGTATTCTAAGTCTTGCTTTAGTGTATGAGCTCTTTCAGCGTCCACTCTCACACCAAGAAATCTCATGTCAACCAGACAAGGAAAAAGATCAGTCTCCAAATCAAATATAGATTGTAAGTTATCTTCTATAATTATATTTTTTACTTTACCCCAAAGTTCTAAAGTTAACTCCGCATCTTTTTCTGCATACGCACCAACTTCCATAGGTGGTAGTCTCCACATATCTGCTTTTGGATCTAATCCTCTTTCCTTTGCAGCTTTTATTAATTTAGATTCATTCTTTCCTTTGTTAAGATGATGCCATGATAAAGTATTTAATGTATATGAGTATCTGTTTTCATCTATAAGTGATGATGCAATCATGGTATCCACTATTAAACCATTGATTTTTATACCTAATTTTCTTAACCAACACACGTCATACATGGCATTATGAAATATTTTTAATGATGGTGCATTACATATATCTTGCAACCATTCTAAAGTTTTCTTTTTGTCCATGTTAGGACCTTGTTCATGAGCTATCGGAAAATAACCTGACCATCCTTCTACAGCTATAGCTATACCAACTACATATCCATTACCTATTACAGATCCTGATCCACTAGATTTTAAATCTGGATCGTAAGTTTCTAAATCTATAGCAATCTCATCATAAGATCTTAGATCAGGATATTCTTCTGGCTGTAGCCATTCTGTATCAGGTAATATCATTTTTTAATGTCTTTAAGTTTTTTTATTTCTAACTGACAATAATGTATTATCTTTTGTAGATCCTGTACACCACCTTTCTTCTGATAGCGACAAACGTACTTTACAACATTGCCTTGAAAAAACGTGAGATCATTTTTAGAAATAAACTCGTACGGTTGAATATGAAACTTGGTGTAGTGATTCCCACCTATCTGAGTATTTTGTGGAAATGCTTCATCAAGTAAACCTTTATATGTCATTGTTATCCCTTTCTATTAAGTATTGTTCTGCTTTTCTTAATCCTTCAATTGTATCTCCAAGTTGACCTATAGCTGTGTTACAACTTCTACATAACCATCCTCTGTGTTTATTAGTTTTATGACTATGATCTGGAAATAATTCTTTTGTTTTTTTACATATATCACATGTCTCTCTTTTTTCATAAATGTGATGCATGTTTCTTCTCAATTTTCTGTCTTCATTGTAACATTCTAAACACGTGGTTCTAACTCTATAATTATCAAAATTATCTTTCATACATAAATGAAAAAACTTTTGATTTTTAATTTTTTTACAAACTATACAAGATTTTGTGTCTGTTTCCTCTCCTAAAACATTCACATATCTATCTAATTTTTTACTCCATCTTTTAAATGTTTTTTTCATAAACTATACTCCTTTCTTTTTATTTTTGATTTTAATTTATATAAATTATTACGTGCTCTCGTAATTCCTACATACCAAACTCTATGCTCTTCGTCTCTTTTGTCTGAACTTCTTTTGATAGATTTTTGTATTTTGTCTCCTTGATGTAATGCTAAAATTACATTGTCACTTTCACCACCTTTTATTGCGTGTATTGTAGATAAAAATATTCTAGCATCTTCATTTAAATTTTCTTCATTCTCTAACATATTTCTTATGTATGTTATTTCTTTTTCTGGAGCTGCTGTAAATACGTCGTACCACTTTCTATCTTTGTTCCAAAACTTTGCATGTGGTATGTATTCTTTTATATATTTTATGTCTTGGTCATCTATGCTTTCATCTTTACACCATTTAGTGTATGCCAAAGCTGCTTTGTATATTCCTACTTTATAACTTTTTCCTTTGTTAGTTTGATAATATAGATTTCTTTTTCTAACTTCTTTCATAAGTTCTAATAATTGACTCTTGGTTCTTGATAATATTAACCACTTACCTTTATTTAAATCTACTTGACCCAGATTAGATATGTAAACTGACTTACCATGATGGTCTCTTGCTAGATAAAATTTTTCTTTTCTAACTCCACGTATCTTACCTATTGGAAAACATGATTCTAATTGTACACACAAAGATACTCTTCTTGATTTTTCTAAAACTCTCTCTTTTGCAGGCTCTTCTACAAATCTTTTTACATCTGCTCCAGCCCATGCAAATATAGCCTGATCATCATCACCGGCTAAATAAATATCTTTACTTTTTTCTTTTAATTTATCATACAGCTTCCATTGTAATGGTGATAGATCTTGTGCTTCGTCTACAAATACAACATCAAACTTTGGAACCTTTGGCAAAACTTTATTTATAATATCATTAAAGTCATATAGACCTGCACTTTCTTTATATTTTAAAAGATTGTCATGTATATGTTTTAATGTATGCCATTGTATTTCTTTCCTATCATGTTCGTTTCTATCAAACTCTTCTCTGATAGACACATCTCTATTTATGGCACGTCCTATCATTTGAAAATATGGATCATTACAAGTTAAAAAGTGTGTTTCTTCTTCATTGTATTTATCTGTGTATTTAACTCTGATACCTAATTTTTTTCCTAACTCTTCATAGTGATATGGCTGCATAATATTTTCTTCTTGTAGACCTAGAGTATTAAATGCAAAAGAATGTAGTGTTTGAAAATGCACTAACTTCTTTTCATCTATTGGCATTCTTTCTTTTGCTTCCTTTGCAGCTTTTCTTGTAAAAGCAAAATAGCCTATCTTGTGTAAAGGTGTTCCTATTCTAACGTATGCTTTTGCTCTATTAATTAATTTATGAGTTTTTCCTGTTCCAGGTGGTCCATAATATTTATATATCATACTATGTCCTCTTCTTTTTCATATTCTAATATTTCTTCTGGTGGTTCATCGTCTTCAAACTGTTCCATTTTAACAGACATACATCTTATTGGATTACCTTTACCTATTCTTTTCTGACTACTCTCTGCTTTAAATACATCAACTACCATAGTTCTTGTTTCATTTTCATCTAGTTTCCACTCGTTTCTTTTTAGCTCCTCATAAAATTTATGATATAAAAAGTATCCAGAGTCCCCATCAACATACACAGATCCACTTTTAAAACCTGTAAGAGTTGTAGTTCTTACATCATTTAAATATTCTTTTATATGTCTGTATAAAATACCTGCTGGCTGTGATTCTGGATCTGGTGTTTCTACATTTAATTGTGACCAAAGACTAGCTATGATGTCTTGAAAGTCTTTTGGTTTTATTGGTGGTGGCACTATGTTTGTATGTTCTGCAATCAGTGCTCTTAGTTCTCTTTGTTCTATTATTTGTTTTACAGTCTTTGCATTTATATTTTTTATTTTACCGCTAGGTTGTTTTACATATAGAAAAAATCTTGGATGTGGTCGATAATCCATTTTAGTTACACTAATTATATCAGGCCAGGATGCGTTTAATTGTTTTCCTACACCAAACCTTCTACGTAAACATGTGCTCTTAATACATTTACTCTGTATTGGATCTTCATTACATGTATAACCTGCAGTGTCACCTTTCCATGCTTTTATTTTTGACTTAACTTTATCATCACCCCAGACGTTATCATATTTAATATAGTCTCTTGCTTTCTGTAATACTCTATCTTCCCATTCATCTGGATATTTTCTTTTAGCAAAGACCATATAATTGTATAAGAATCTATCTCTTTCATCTGGTAACTTTTGTTTAGTTTTATCTATGTCTCCACATATTAGACCTAAACATGGTGGCCCATCCTCAAACTCTAGTGATTGATTCTTTAGCTCCCGGTTTATTAGATCTGCTCCTAAAGTTTTTAAATTTTCTGATGACTGTGCATTTAAGTTTATGACTTTAATAAATGTATCAAAGTCCATTTCTTCTCCATCTGGTTTTACAGCCACTCTATCTTTCTTATTGTAGTACGGTAAATTAATAAAATTA